TGATTTAAAAGCACCAGAACGAACATTGGGTGACAACATGCCACGACGACCATAAGAAGCAACAAGAGGTCTTTGACCCTTATTTAACTGCTCACCTAAATCTTGCAGATTTCGTTGAGACCGCTGATTAGAAACAAAATTAGCATAAGCCTGCATAGCATTACTGCCAGCATAATTGTCCGTTAATGCTCGACGTTGCGCTTCAAATAGTGCTGGGTTATAAGCCATTAGATTCTCACGGCTTTCTTGTTATTAAATTGACTAACATATGATTTGGGTTCAGACTTGGAAAGTTTCATTGCATCAACATCTTTTCTAAGACTAATAATTTCTTCCATAAGAATTGCCGTAATTTGACGAATAACGTCTGCGTCCACAGACTTAAGCGCATTGATTGCGGGGATAGAGAATTCGTTGATAATCATCCGAAAATTTGACTCCCCAAAACAACCTGGTCATTGTTTGCAATGCCGGCAGGAACGGTGGCACTATCTAATTTTGTGTAAGTAACAGTGCCATCAGCAATTTTTGCTGAAGTAACAGCAGCATCGTTAATTTTTGCTGTAGTTATTGCAGATGAATCAATATTTGTGCCAGAAGCCAAACCATCAACAAATACTTGAACTGCGGTAAAGTTTGCGTTCACTGTTGAGGATTGAGCAATTGCTCCAGCGGTAAATGTATGCGGAATAGTAATAGCCATTATCCAGTAACCTTTCGTGTATTAAATTTGTATGCGATACTGTCAATGCCCCAGAACTTACCAACAGGTCCAGTAAAAAGTAGTTGAACAGATTTTGCTAAACCAAGATTGGAACCTCGGACAACTTGCGCTCCAGCGGCTTCAACACCCCATTCGTCTATATCCCATCTCCCTGTGTCCCACAACATGCCTGTGGCGGAAGCACCAAGAATAATGTTAAAAGACTTCCTTTCGTTTCCATAGGCTTCTTCAAAGTTATGAAAAGCCTTGACATTTATTTGTCTTTCAGTATCAACCTGTTTAACAACAATGTCTGGTCTGCGATACATCTTTTTCATTGAATAAGATTGACCATCTGACCAACCAGTTCGGTAATAAGAATCAAATCCTGTTTCAACTGTTGCAATTAAATCTGTTTCATAGGAATACATATCAAGCCTAAGTACCCTTGGAAGGGTTGCATGAATTGCTAAAGGCATTGATGTGCCCGAACTATCAATCCAATCAACACCACCGCAGACGGCAAAGCCGTCGGCTGATGCGTGAAGCATCCAAGAACCATTGTTAATCTGTGGGTCATAAACAAAATTTGCAATAATGTCTGATGCAGATGTAGTTGTCGAGTATGGCATTGCCATCCATACACGACGGTTCATGTATGACAAAGAAATTTTTATAACCAAAGAATCGTTTATTTGTCCAAGAGGAAAAATAGAGTTAATGTTTGTTGAAACATTTTCCAAACTGTTTCCGTTGTAATAAAACATTCCTTGTGGATGTGAATAAAAGTAAACACCGTTTTCTGCTGCAACCATATGATGATGACTTATTACACCCAGTTTTGATGTTAGTTCAACAACTTGAAAATCTGTTTGGTCATAACCGTAAACAATATAAACGGCATGTGGTTTGAACACAACCAACTGACCTTGAACCACAGCCACAGCATTAATACCCAAACCGCCACCCTGAAAATCAATGTAGTCATCTTCCGCCCAGTTTTCTGGTTGACCTTCAATAGACCAACGAACACGATTGGGATAAGCAACACCATCTTCTTTGGTGTTAGCAACAATCAATTTATTTGCATGCAACATAATATGTTCAGCCAAAGGAAGATGATGAACAGATGCATCTGCAGTAGTTTGCCAATCATTAGGGTTTGTTCCTGCAACGCCAAGAGCCGTTGCATACGTATCTGCAACAGTCCACTTATATCCAGAAGAACCTTGTGCTCCAGTAACCATGTACAAGGTTTCACCCCATTGTGCCATGCAAACGCCGTGAGCAGATGTAGAGGTAACATTGTTTCCAGATGAATATTGGAGTGATGTAAAGTTTCCACCAGTGGACTTATAAACACGTTGACATGCTGAAAGCATGACATATGGTGTTGTTCCAGAAAAGTTGAAAATTCTTTCTGGGGACCAATCACCGGTAAAGGAAATAGCGGTGCTGTTTATTTCACGCATTGCACCACGAGTGTAAACGCCACCACGAGGGTCTACCTCCACATTCAACATGGAGGGTGATTCATTTCTCTTTAACTGGAACTGGTCCGCACGAAGGTTTAGACCACCAGTGAAGTCATCAAAACGTTCAACGGATACGTTGCCCATTTAGTTGCCAATCGTTGCACCAAGTGTTTGCAACCAACGACGCATGGTCGGATACCTACGACCACCAGACATAATTACAGGTTGTGCACTTGATGCTTTCATCAAATCTTTACGTGCCAATGCAACGCCTTCTTCAAACGAACGCAAATACATTGCAGAAAGTTCTGCATCTTCTTGTCTTTGATATACCCGTGCCAAAACAAAGTATGGCAAAAGAGCATGAAACCATTCATCAATATCTATATCTTCTTCAGTGTTTGTTAGCCAGGTGTAAACAGGGTTTCTGTATGCACGAATAGTCATGTTGTAAACAATGTCTGGTTTCGGCCAAAATTGTAGTTGACCGTCCCAAAAAGAATAAAAGTATGGTCGTCCAGCAACATCTGTATTAGCCAACCAAATACGTTCTGCTTCATCATAAGGAATAAGTGTTAAACGATTACCTGATGCAGTGTTATCTATGATTGAGATAATTTCTCGAATATCACCAATTGTAGATATGGTGTATGCCCTTTGGTTTGCGACAGTAGAAAGAGTGTATGTCTGTTCCAAATAGGGCCATCTGCGTTCAAGCGTGTAAATTCGCTGAAAACCTTCACGAGCAAATTGGTCAATGACCGCATCTGGAAGGTCTGTTTCATCAAGGTCAATAATTGCTCTGACCTGAGAACGCAATTCGGTAAGACTAATCATTTAGCAGCACCTTGTGAACGTAAATGTCCAATACAAAATTCTGTGCCCCGAGCCTTCGGACCTTCGCAGGTGTCATCGTTGGCTGTGCAACGGTTGCGACCAATATATGGTGCTGATGGTGGTGCAAGTTTTGCACCTGCCGATGGGGCAAGACGGATGCCAGAAACTGGCTTTCCGTAATAGGAGTGGGCGGGTACGGCGTTTTTCATCATACTCCTAGCCCAATTTGTTACCTATCCCCACCATCTTTCTGGATGGTGAGGATAAATAGATTTATTTAATACTTGCCTTTTCCTCGGGTTGTTCCACTAATACGACGCTGTGATGCAGCAGATGCATCAGCCTTGCGTATTGCTTGACCCTGAGAAGCAACAGCACCAGTTGCTTTCTTAGGTGCAGTTGCACCCATACCAGTTTTACCACTTGCATCAGTGCGACCAAAACCGGAAACACCCTTCATATTTGAAGTAGCAGAACGAGGTGCAACTTTAGGAGTTGCCTTTGGCATAGACGAACTAGATGAACTAGAACCACCAGTCTTTTTCTTTGGTGCTGCAAAACCCTTACGGGCTACATCACCAGACTGGAACTTCTTTTGAAGTTCCTTGCGCTTTGCTGCGTCCACAGGTTTGCCTGCTGCTTTAAGTTCGCTCATACGAGTTTGAACATAAAAACGTTGACGTGCTTGTTCTGTGGTAATACCTTTAGATGCCTTTTTTTCGGAAACAAATTTTTCACGAGCAGCATTACGTGCTGCAACACCAGGTTTCATTGCTTTCTTAGAAGGTCCTGAACCATCAGATGTGTACATGTTTGCCATGATTATTTTCCTGTCTTATCTGAGTTTGGGCGAACTTTGTAGTTCGCATCTTGTTTAACCGGTGTTGAACTTTGACGATAGAGACCTGGCGCTGTAACAGTTCCAGACTTTGGAGTTGCTTTTGCGTGATTATCTAATTGACGATAGTTGTATGGCATTTTGTTCTCCTTAAGAAAAAGGGGAATGGAATGTGGCTTCCATCCCCCCCTTTCAAATTATTTACTTGCGGTAAATTGTTACCGTGTTGGCAGCGGTGAAAACACCGAGGAAAGTGGCTGACGATGCTGCTGCAACCGTAGCCATTCCTGCTACACCACCGAGAGTAACACCAGAAGCACCTGCAGTCAAAGTGATTGCGTATGTTGCTGCTGC